ACTCGAAGTCCATAAGGAGTGGCTCGAGTCACGCCCTCTTTTCAGGCGAGTGGGGAGCACGGTTTTTGTGCACGCTGGGCTACGTCCGCACGTTCCTCTGCACAAGCAGACGAAAAATGACATGATCTGGATCAGAGAGCCGTTTTTGCGCACCGATTGGTTGAATATTGACGGCGTCGACCTTGTTGTTCACGGCCACACAGCTAACTTCGACGGCGAGGTTGTCCGATACGGCCAGCGGTTATGCCTGGACACGGGCGCGTTCCTCACTGGAGTGTTGACCGCCTACAATCACACCACTAAGGAGATCCACCAGTTCCGATCGGGTAAAAACAGTGAAAGTGAACAAGACTAAGATGACAGGCGGTTTCAATAGGGACTCGCTACGGATATATCAGAGGATGATGGAACGCGTGACCGGGCAGTCTCACGACTTCACGGAGAGCGTCGACGTCTTTGACTTCCGTCTGTGCCAGCGCCCCAATGGCTCCTTCTATGGCACCGCGGGCCAGTGTAGATCCGGTGTTGAAGTGAACCGTGATGAGGTCATCAATGAGATAAAGAGTCGACATAAGGTGACACCAGCTCAGGCGAATAAGTTGGCTGCGCTCAGTGACGAGGATCTTGGTAGGATTCACCGTGCCGTGATGGAGGGCGTCGGTGATCTTGAGGCCGCTCAACGTGTGTCCTCGGCCGTTGCCTCTCTCGCTGGAGAGACTGAAGCAGGTGCGAAGAAAAAGGGTGGTGATAATCTCCAGGATCCCGCGGAAGCGGCGAAGTATGAGGCATTCTACGCGGCGGGCAAAGATCAGACTTACAAGGCTCCCCACAATACATCCCCCGAGGAAGTGAGAGCCGTGCTTGCTGAGCTGAAGGACACGCTTGAGCCCAAAGAGTATCGAGCTGTACTAAATGCTCTTGGCGGCAAGGGGAGCCCGACAAAGGAGCAGGTTGAGGCTGCAGGTTGGACTAATAAGGGTGAACGCGGTGAAGCCGTCCTCAAGTCCCTGATGGACAATGAGTTCAAGGACGTTAACGGTACCTTCCTATCATGGCGCCAAGGACTTCAACTTGATCACCGTCGTGCGGGTGCTGTAGGCGGCGGTGACACTCCAGACAATTGGATCTGGATTTCCAGTCCGACAAACCAAACTAAAGGATCTATTGAGATGCAGGTTAAAAAAGAGCTCGCTAGCGGTAAGCTCAAGCCTCAAGACGCCGATAAGCGAATCAATGAGATTCTCGTCAAGAAACTGGGTGAGAATGCAAAGATGAGTCCCGAAGCGGTCGCCAAAGCCAAAGAAGCTGGCAGTATGGCTGTAGTAGCCAAGGCTCAAGCTGCCCAAGCGATGCGTGACAATCTTCCATTAATGCCGACCGATCAACGCCTCTCTCTTATCGATGGCGCCAATAAGAATGACCTCAAAACACTGATGAAGGCATCGACCACGACTGAGGATGGTGGCGGCTATCGCCCAGTGGTCACAGGCGGAAATGGAGCTCGAGTTCGTAATGACTACCCAAGTACGGAGGCCATCCGCTCCCTCCTTAAAGCACGTTGGGGAGTAAATGTTAGCTCGAATGATCTTCAGAATATTGCCGAAATCATCAACAGTTCCACTGGTAGTTCGAAATCAAACTCCGCTTTACTCTCCGAACTTCTAGAGAAGAAGTTTAAGCCCTCCACACCACTGACTCCGGCGCAGATGAAGGAGCTTCAGGGCTTCATTACTCGCTCGGAGCCTTGAGGTTTCTTCCCCTCTTAGACCACTACACTACAAACAGCCACAGCACACCATGGACTTCGACTACGTCAAATTTGTCAATGACGGTTGGGACTCTCAGCAGAAATACTCGAAAGCGGCTAATCTCGCCGGTCCGCATGACGATCTGAGCCCGAAGTACCGTTACGCCAAGATCATCGAGCATATGGGCCATCTCGTGGAGGAGATGGTTGAGGCTCGTGTATATGTCCCTCGTCGCAGCTGGAAGACAAACGAGCCCAGCTTTCTTGACGATGAAAAGCTCCGTAAGGAGTTTGTCGCCGAACTTTTCGATATCTTGCTGTTCCACCGCGCCATCCTCGCTTTCGCTGGCGTGACCGGCGAGGAGTTCGCTGAGGCGGCAGCTGAGAAGCTCGCTTATAATTCGAAGCGAAAGGATCACAAGACCAATGGTGATGAGCCAGCTGAACGTGACCCCGCCGCTGAACTGGCAGGCAACTGTAAATCCGCACACTATGACCGCGATTAGGCTACACTAGGACCATGCCCACTCATCATAAAATCGCCCGCAGTCGTGGTGGAACTGACGACGCATGGAACCTTGCTGACCTAACTGACGAAGAGCACACCTACGAGCACGCTCTAGACTTCGTGCTCTTCCCAGACTTCGCTCCGTGCTTCGACTGTCGTCTTCCTGGCTGGGACACCCTATGTCCCGACCTAAAAGAAGCAGTTCGAACTGAACTTGGGAGGCGCATGTCTGCGAAGTTCAGTGATCCTCAGTTCAAGGTAGCGTTCGAAGAGAGCCAGAAAAACCCTGAAAAGCGACGAAAGTCCAGTGAAACTCAGAAAGGTCGCGTTCGCCGTGAAGACGAAAAAGCGGCGATGAGAAAGCCGAAGTCGAAGACTGAGCTCATGGGGCGGTACGAGAGGACTCCCGAAGTCCTCGACCGCTACCGTGAAGCCACTCTCAGTCGACCACGCCAAGCCTGTCCACATTGTGGAACGGTGTGCGCTCCAGGCATGCTGAAACGTTGGCATGGCGAAAACTGTCGGAAGAAACCATGACCCTCATAGAAAAGACTCGCTATTACTTCGACTTCCTCGAGTACTACAAGAAAGCCGAGAGACAACAGGAACTCTGCAATCTCGGGATCGTCCCCCATGCCCACTCGGGTGTGGGGGACTCCCTCATGGAGAATGTTGAGCTCTACGATGTGGTCGAGCGGAAGTACGCTGGCTTCAGTCAGATCGTCCACGACGTGCTGTACGGTTGGACTCCAGAGCACCCGTACTTCCTCAAGATGGAGGGTGGCTACGCCACAGAGGAACGGATGCGTGTCACCCGTCTGTGGACTGGTAAACAGTTGGAGGAGGCAGACTGGATCTACCTCTTTCTCCTCCACCGAGTCACCGGTTCAGCGATCAACTACGCCAAGATACCGTCAGGCTACCACAACACACTACTGTTTCACCTCCACGAATGCGACAACATCGAGGAGATGACGCAGGTCGTTCGCACTCACGACAAACCGTTCTACACCTCAGTGGGCTACCAGTTCCCAGCATTCCCGAAACCAGCTGAGGGATACAAACGCGGTGGTGACTACTACCTCTGTGAATTCGCTCCGGAGTTGGCGAGATCCTTCACGAATTGGGTGAGGACCGGCAAGCCGAAGAAATTCCGCGAGATGGGCGATTGGCTCTTCGACTGGAATGTGAGGCACGGCCTCAGAAAGTACAAGTTCCAATACGCCGCCTTTATCGCTGATATTGCAGATTGGTTCCCGGAGTACGTTGACCGCGAGAGTTTCTTCTATTACGGCACCAACGCGATCGAGTGTATTTCGTATCTCGCCAAGCCCAAGCAGAAGATGCCTAAGGAGGCGTTTCTTGACGAAGTGATGTCGGAGATCTACCGCGAGACTGGATCCTTGCCTTATAACGCGGAGGACGTCTGCTGTGACTATATACGCTACGTGGAGAACTATATCAAGCCAGGTCTACACTACGATCACCTTGATCGTGACGTGATCTGGAACTCCTCATCCATCACTGACCACCCGTTCGGACGCCAGAAGGCGATGCTAGAGCTGGGACTCATCGACTCCTTCAATGCCCTCAATAGCCACCCCTCAGACGACTACGTCCTCTCCTACGCCGGCATCGACCGCGACGAGTATCACCGACGGCTTCATCGATCTCGAGGACACAGACCCCAACATTCCAATCGGATCGAACGGTAAGCCGCAGGGTTCATACTTCGCTCACTGGCCGCTCGAGCGCCGCATCGAGAAGTATAACGAGTTCAACCGTAAGTTCGATCTCCGCGTAGATCCAGATCTAGTGGAGGGATTCTCACACCGCCTCCACTGGGATGAGCATCCCGCAGTGTGGCTTCTCAGAGATGCTGACCTGACGCTCGAGGAGCGCATCGCCGTCACCATTCACTGGTCCTTCTCGAACGAGAAGTGGACGAACCTGGTGACTATCCTAGATCACGGGTGGGACGCCCTGGCGCGACTCTTCATCACCGAACGTCACGCCCGCTCCGACCTTTTCCAGATCTACTACCCGAAGGGCACCAACGTCAAGCAGTGGCTGATTCACGCTCCTCGTCAGATCGCCAAGGATGTGGCTCCAATCGTGGCGAAGTACGATCGCCCTCTCACGATGATGGAGTACGCCAAGATTCAGGAGAGAGTGTTGAAGGAGAAGTACGGGTTCCGTGGCCCACTGTACCCCTGCAAGAACACGGCCCGATACCTGGCGATGCCACGCCCCGACCTCGTCGACCCTGACTCCGTGCTCGTCGGTGGTACGGGCCACTTTCGTGGGATGATGTACGTCTTCGGTCCACCAAACATTGACGGCAAGCTGAGGTACTCCATCGGTAAGATGGGCGAATTCCTGCCCGAAAATAGCTACACTGAGGTGTGGATCGACAGGATGAACGTTCTGATCAACCACCCAGGTGACCCCATCCACACTCACAAGTTCCTCAACCACGAGGACCAACTCTGTTGGTTCAGTAAGTTCGTGGAGCGCAAGCACGGTCACAAGCCTCCCGCCAAGGAGTTCCCACGTGTGTGGATGTTCCCTGACGACTTCTCGCTGAAAGTATGAGCCACAATAACCACGTCATTGACAACGTCAACAATGACCTACTCAATGGCAAGTCACTGAACTACTACCTTGATCTCATCGGGGATTATGTCAGTCCCTATCCGGACCCTGTCGTGACGACTCACGATGGGGTTCGTGTGGTAAGGGACGACTTGACAGTCGGAACGAAAGTACGTGGCGGTTCACTACTTGCCTCACGTGTTGAACAAGAACGATTGGTCTATGTTCAACCTCGAACCGGCTTGGCGGGTGTTAGCCTCCTCGATGTGTGTAAGCAAGCAAATAAGAAACTCACCCTCTTTATGCCTTCTTCTAAGCGTATTTCCCACCACCAAGCGTGTTGTGTTGAACAGGGTGCCGACGCGCGATTCTTTCGCATCGCCGCGATGCCTGTATTGAACAACTACGCTAAAAAGTGGGCTGAAGAACACGGACACTTCTTCATCCCCCTTGGACTGAAACACGAATTGGTTACGGCTGGAATTATCGACGCGGCGCTTAAGATAGATCCCCCCGATGAAGTCTGGTCAGTCTGTAGCACTGGTGTTCTCACTCGTGCCTTACAAATTGCTTGGCCTAATGCTAAATTCAATGTAGTTGCTGTTGCGAGAAACATGAAGTCAGGTGAGATAGGCAGGGCAGATATTATCTCCGCGCCTGAACCTTTCCAAAAGGCTGTAAAAGAGGATGATCGTCCTCCCTTTCCTTCCGTAGAAACCTACGATGCGAAGTGTTGGAGGTACATCCCCAAAAACACTGGTCGCAACATTCTTTTCTGGAACGTAGGCACAAATCCTATACTTCGTGATGAAACACTCTATACTAGAGTGAATAGTTTCCGTGAGTGGGGTGATATGAGCGACTACAAAAAGAAAATCTCAAGTGGTCAAGTTGACCAGTTGGTATCAGTATGATTACTTACATTGCCACAAACACTCTCAACGGCAAATTCTACATTGGGAGTACCAGTCAGGATTTTGAATGGAGGAAGCGAAAACATCTCACAAATGGTTCTAATTATCCGTTTCAAAATACTTTGCGTAATAACCCTGAGGCGTTTGAATGGGAGGTTTTTGAAGATGACTCTGATGAACGGGTTTTAGAACAGGCACTCCTCGACATGTGGTATGGAACTGAACAGTGCTATAACTTGAGTCGAGATGCTTCAGCCCCAATGAGCGGAAGGAAGCATTCAAAAGAGACTATTCAACATTTCAAAGAAGCAAGAAAAGGAACACTCACTGGAGAGTTAAATCCGATGTTCGGAAGAACGGGAGGGCAAAATCCCTTCTTTGGAAAGAAACATACGGAAGAAACTCGACGAAAAATGAGTGAGAAAACAAGCGGAGAAAACGCTCCACATCTTGGAAAGAAGTGGTGGATCAACGAGAGTGGCAACACACTATATCAACGGGAAGACCCTGGCGACGGTTGGAAAAATGGGAGAGTATGGAGATGATAACTGGCGTTTTTCAGAAAATCACAAGAAAACCCTGGTCACACACTCACGGTTGGACTCAGTCCTGGTCTGAGAATCTCGGTGTCCCTATCAACTACGATAACGAGCCAGTCAAGGAGATCTTCGTCGACCACGGTGTGAACTTCGGTGGCTCACTGAACCTCTTTGGGGGATACGAGCAAAAGTTGGAGGATCGCATCAAAGCCGCTCTCAAGGCGGAGAAGGTGTGGTCCCTAGACATAGACATGCCCGACTACGCCGGAATGTTGGCGGCGCGGAAAGATGGCCCTGACGCGTACCTTCTCGCCCTCCTCTACGAGTGGCAGAGTAAGGCAAAGACGCTCCGCTCCATCGATCTAGCGCTGCCGTGGCTCACCATCGGTGACAGTCACAGTGCGGCGTGGGCGCCTCACAACAGTATGGTGGTGAAGGAGAACGGCAAGACGC